CTTTTTTGCCGAGGTTGGAGAGCAGTCACTTTGTGCTGCGAAGCTCCTACCGACCAACGGGAGGTAGGGACGCCGTCAGCGCCTCGATTGTCAAAACCAACCCTTAGAATTATGTCTTTAGCTTGATTCTAGAATTTGGGTTAAATAATAGTTTTATTAGTTTTACCCCCCGCCTTGTATAATGGCTGCTCGTCTATCGAAGGCAGACTATAACAAGCTCTCAGCTTCTGGCAAGGCCAAGCTGAAGAAGTCGCTTGCGAAGGCTCCGGCTCGTCGGAGTACTCCTCGCATGCGTCATGTCAACAATCGCGTTACTGGCAGTTCTCTGCCGCGTCGCATTATGGACTATGGCCGTGGCATTGTCGAGAAAAAGGCAAGTGACTTTTTCCGTAAGCTGACCGGTTTTGGCGACTATAAGGTCCAGTCCAACACTTTGGTGAATGGTAATGATCCTCCTGCCTTTGGCACTATGGGTCGTGGTACGATTGTACGCCATCGGGAGTACATCCAGGACATTAAGACTCCGGGTGATGCGTTTACCGTCACCACCTTGCCGATCAATGCGGGTCTGCCGAGTACATTCCCGTGGCTGTCTGCCATCGCTCAGAATTACGAGCAGTATTGCATTCGTGGCATGGTTTTTGAGTACAAGTCGATGAGCAGTGATGCTCTTAATTCGACCAACACGGCCCTCGGTAACGTGATTTTGGCTACTCAGTATAACTCTGTGGCTCCTGTGTTTTCGAGCAAGGCTCAGATGGAAAACCATGAGTTCTGTACAGCAGTTCGTACTTCGGCATCTGTGATGCATCCTATCGAGTGTGCTCGTGGTGAGACTCCGATCTCATGCCTCTACACTCGTGGCGGTGATGCTCCTGCTGGTAGCGATCTTCGCCTTTATGATCTTGGCAAGTTTTCGATTGCCACTATTGGACAGCAGGCGGCTGCGACGATCGGTGAACTTTGGGTCACTTATGAGATCGAGTTGCTCAAGCCTCAGCTGGATGTGTTGACTGATGTCTGTGAGGAGTTGACGGATCATTATACTCTGGCATCTACTGGGTCTCCTCCTACGACTTGGGTCGCCGGCGGTCCTACTCTACAGGCCGGTTCGAATCTTGGTTCGTTTATCAATCTCGGTCCGTCGGAAGCACGCTTGTTCTTCCCGGCTGACAGTTCGCTTCAGCACTATTTCGTTGCGGTTACATGGGTTGCTAACCCAACTTCGGTGACTGTTAACACTCCGGTGACGCTTACTTACGGATCGGGTGTTTCTGGGGTTGCTATGTTTAACAACTATGCCGATAACAACATCACGACCAATTCTGGTTCAGTGACGATTGTTCAAGGCATGAGCTTTGCTGTGTCTGTGGCTTTGTCCAGTGTCACCACAAACAACTATGTGTCTATGTCTCTGCCGTTCGGTGGTGACTTTTCGATTCTGTCGGGTGACGTTTTCATATTCCCGCTTTCTAGCGCGGTTGTGCCGGCATTGGTTGCACGTCGCGGGCAGTTCGAGTCTAAGTCCGAGGCCAAGTCAGTGCGGCGCGCTCCTGTGCCCATCGACGAGGATGAAGAGGACTATGAGGACGAGGATATGAAGGAGTTCATCGCTTATCAGAAGTTTCGGAAGGCTCAAGCGGCTATGGCTATGCCTGCCGGATCCGCACCGACTCCTCCAGCTCTTATCTCCGTAGCAGAGCCTTTGCCGATGCTCTCGCGTAACTCTGGGTCGCCGGCGCCGCCCAAGACTCCTTCGCGTAAGTAGATTCGGTCTACATAAACCCTTTTTTTGCATCAAAAAATATGGGTATCCCTGAGGATAACCCACTGTCCCACGCAGGCCCAGGCTTGGTGCTACGACAGCCCGTTCGCTGGCACCGACCAACGGGAGCTGCCAGCTAAAGGCCGTAGCACGTACCTGGCCCTACGAGCGACAGCGAGTCATACTCGCCCGCCGGGAGGCAGGCTGCAATAAAGTTATTCAGGCCTTAAATAATAATATTATTATTTTTGTTAGAGAGTGTTCCCAGCTATGTATATGGCTGCCGTAGAACAGAAAGCAAAACCGAGTACCTCTGCGTACAAGGATTTCAAGAATGGCACTTCATGTAACTTTACCGCATGGGATGTTACGAAGGAGCCAACATGGGATGAAAAAACCATGAAGTATCTCGTTTACCAACTCGAGTCCTGTCCAGAGACAAAAACCCTGCATTGGCAGGGGTACGTCGAACTGCAGGTCAAATGTCGAGTTGATAAGGTACAACGACTACTTGGTATCGCACCGAAGGAAGATGGCAAGGCTGGCGGCTGGAAGGCCACTCAAATGCATTCACGAGGCAACGCTTATGCGTGTGCTGAGTATTGCAAAAAGCCAGAATCTGCGGTTACGCCTGGCAAATGGAAGGAGTTTGGAACTCCTCCTGAAAAAGAGGTTAAAGGTCAGGGTCATCGTACCGACCTTGCAGCTGTTGCCGCCTCTATTAAGGCTGGCAAGAGTATGGAAGAGATTGGTGCATTGCATCCGCAGGAGTGCATGAAGTATCTCAACAATATTCGTGGGTTGATTACGCTTCGTAACAACCTTAAGGATCGGACTGAAGATCCTGGTATCGTATTGCGTCTGTGGCAGCTGGACGTGATTCGAATTATCGATCTTGGTTTCAAGCGTCGTCAAATCATTTGGATTTGGTCGGCGTTGTCAGAAACCGGTAAGACAACATTTCTGGAGTATCTTGATTTCAAGTACGGTTCAGATGCCGTGTTGCCGAATGCAAACTGGAAATGGAATGACCTGTTGTATGCGCATGGGGCAAAGGATCGTAAGGTCCTTACGTTTAACATTCCTCGGCAGGATGCCGTGAATGATACGATGCTTCGGGTTCTCGAGCAAGCATCTGATGGTGGCAAGTTTACTTGCAGCAAGTACGATTGTCCCACTATCCGCATCCGCGGTGTGGTAATCGTGTGCGCCAACATCCCACCTCCTCATGACAAGATGCCTGGTAGGTGCATCGAGTTTTGCATCGATCCTCCTGAGGTTATCGAGGCTCGTCGCATTGTAGCGGCGCAGGCGCAAGCTCTTGTAGCTCGCGACTAAAAAAGACATTCGATGTCATATTTTTTAGGTGAATCAAAATGAACCTTTAAGTGGATATACCGAACCTGGTAAAATAAAATATTTATTGCAACTAGGTTACTATTACTATCCACTTAGGAACAGAACGTTTTGGGAAAATCCCAAAATGTCTAGTTCCTCAGCTTCATCATGGGAGTATGCCCCATTATGACCGCCGCATATCATGTTATATCATGTATGCAAGGATTCAGGTTAAAGACTCAGTCTTTTTTGCCGAGGTTGGAGAGCAGTCACTTTGTGCTGCGAAGCTCCTACCGACCAACGGGAGGTAGGGACGCCGTCAGCGCCTCGATTGTCAA